AATAGTATAATAATCTAGGTTTATTGTTCTCTGCAAGTATTGGCATACCGTAAAATACTAATGCCATTAAAACATCTTCAAAAAATATCTCAGCCGTAGGTGGTCTTGATAAGTATTCTAAAAAGAAGCTATTAGCAGGAGCGTCCTCCATACTGAACCTAGTAAGTCCATGAAGTGCTCCTTTAGAACCTTCACCATCTACGGTCCCGGATATATCATATGAGTCACATCCAAAAGCACCCATATGTTCATTACCGGGATATTTAATTCCGTTTTTAAGTACCACTCTATTTTGTAGTTGTTGCTTAGGCACCCAACTAACTTTAAATCTACCTTTTGGGTCTGGATAGAATATTACTTGTGAATCTTTCACTCCGTTAACCCATTGAAAATTACCAGTTGTAATTCCTAAAGAACTAGACATTTCTTCGTTATAATCTATTTGCTCGTATATTTTTACTAGATTAAATATACTATTTTTTGTTTCATCACGAAAAGCGTGTTCTTCAGTTCTTGGAAACTGGCGGTAAAATTCATTCAAAGCATCTTGATCATCTTTTAAACCATCAGCTTCGTTTTGCCAATTATCTATTACGCCTATATCTATTAGTTCACCGTCTGGGGCAAAGACATCTGCGTCAGGTGTATTAAATACTGGAACTCCGTGCTCGTCAATAAATCCTTCGTAGTTCCATTCCATTGGGATAAACAAAGAATAGAGACCAGACTTCGTCTGACCATTTCTATTTCTCTTAGTGACATCGGATGCTCTGTATAGTTTTTTAAAATTTTCTCCACCTTTATCTAATGCGTTTGAAGTTGAGCCCATCATACATTTACCTATAATCCTACTACCTAATCGTAAACATGTTTTTGTAACTCTCCAGTTATTTAATATGTTATCGGGTCTTTCCCACTTACCACTTTCATCATGTACTAATAAAGCTAGTTTTTCACCATCATAACTATTATCTCCAGTATTTTTCCAATCAATAGTTGTATCTAATCCTTCTAGTTCTTCTAACTTTTCATTAGAAGTTATTTTTTTTCTTGTAAACTTACTAGCAGGTACTCTATATGCTAGTTCTGTTTTAGGCCGATCCATACCATCTTGTATCGGTTTAAAAAAGAATGGGTAGTTTATACTTATCGGAACAACCTTGTCAGTAAACATTTTCTTAGCATCAGAACCTGTTTTAGATAAGATCCCATATCTACTATCACTTGCAAGGGTGGCTAAATTAACTGTTTCAGCACTTGACATAAAAGAAAAACCACTACGACGATTTTTAAGGTAACACATACCATAGCATCTTTTATCTGCCTTACAAGCTTCCCAAAATATAAAAAACAATCTATTTGCTTCTCTAAAATCAGGTGCTCCTACATCAATTTTACTCCATTGAAGATACATATAATGCGTACCTACTAGATATGTTGGTTTACCGTTATTCATAAACCAAAAACCTTCTTCTCTTCTTTTAAATTCTTCGTCTATGTAATCGAACCATTGTTCTTTTTGATCTTCTGGATAGCTTCTCCAATCAAATATATTTTTAAGACGTGATAATTCTTTTGGTTGTTCTATTCTTGACCACTTGTTCCCTTGCAGTTTATGTACTTGCACGGGCACAGATGGTAAAGCAATTTTAAGATTTTGGATTTCATATATTTCTCCTATTTTACCTGTTTTAGATATAACTATAA